GCCGGCGCGCTGCTGGTGTAGGCGCAGGTGGTGACCGCGCCGGCCATAGGTGACTGTGAAATGTTGGATGGGCTAAAACTCCTTGCGGATCCAACTGCAATAGGTAAGCCAGTCAACGACCCCCCTGCCCACGTTACACTGACGGCAGACCAGGCAGGTGTTATCGAAGGTGTCTTTTCCGCCATCGGCTCGGCGTCGTAGATGTTCGATCGTAGCTGCATCGTGGCGGGTGCGATCAGGAGGCCAGTAGCTCAGCCGTATGAACTTGCGGCAGTACGCGCAGAGTCCATCTTGCTTGTAGAATAGCATCGCGGCCAGGAGCCGCTTTTGCGGCGTTGAAAGACGCGGCATGGAACGCACCCCGCAATCAAGCGCCACGGCAACACACTACGTAGGCTGCAGCCGCTCCGTGGTCTTTTGGATTTCATGGATCTGGAAGGCAAGTTCATCAATGCCCGAGTTTTCCCGCAGCTTGAACTCGAGCAGATCTTCCATGGCCTTCAGATTGCTGAACACCTCCCCAGCCAAGGTCACAGCGACCTTGGCCCTCATCTGGAGCTCGTATGCGTCCTGCGACCAGGGGCGGTGCGGGCGGCTGTCCTCAGCGCCCTGCACCTTTTCTTTGCCAGTCTCAGCGGACTGGCGTCTTAATCTTGTGCCTTCCTCGTGCGCGGTTGCCGATGCCGGTCTTAATCTAACAATGGTCATCTTGGGGTCTCCCCGTTGCTTCGAAAGTGTCGATGTGATACCTTTGGATCAATTCGACCCTTATGTCAACACCTTTAGATCAAAATGATACCAATGGATCAAATTTCTTTGACGGGCCACCAGATTGCCGCGGCGCGCACCCTGGCTGACATGACGCAAAAAGACTTGGCTGCTTTGGCGAATATCTCCATCCCCACCCTAAAGAGGATGGAGGGCGCCAAGAGCGACATAGTCGCAATGTCCAATAACGCGCGAGCTGTACGTGCAGCACTAGAGGGCGTTGGGGTCATCTTCCTTGATGACGGCGACACAACACCGGGCGGCCCAGGCGTGAGGCTGCGCACGAGCGAGAAGGAGTGACCGATGCGCGTTCCGACTCTTCGTGACCCTGGATTCATCGCGCTAATTGACGAGCATCCAAACGGTAAGTTTGTCCTATGGGATGGCCGCCTGACTGGCGACGAACGCGCCAGTGGGTATAAGTGCCGTTGGGTGGTCGAGCACTGGGCGTCGGGTGAGAAAAAGATGTATTCGACCAAGGCGGCCGCGCGCATCGACGCGATCAGATGTGCAAAGTCCGTGCATGAACATGACCAGTGGTGGGTACAGACTGACGAGTAGGCTCAGCGCACACGATCGCCCTCCCCTCAGCCCCGTGCTATAAAGCCGAATGACCGAATCCGAACAGCACTACGAGTTCTCAGACTTCTCCGGCGAGTTCGTCGACGATGAAATATCTTTGTCTCTGCGCATTTATCGCGTTGCGGGCACCCACCACGACTGGACGCTTGAGGTGGTCGACGAGGATGGGAACACGACGGTTTGGAATGACACCTTTGATACTGATCAAGAAGCGTACGAAGAATTTTTAGCCATCGTACAGCGGGAAGGAATTCGCACTTTTCTAGAAGGCCCTGTGCAAACGTTGCACTGACGCTTGACCGGAAAATCTCGTGCAAATAGCTTCCACCTCGCGGCCTCACCAACCGCTAAGGCGACCCGGCCTCTCACCAAAAAAGGGCGAACCTGCTACCGGAATCTTTTTCGGTGGCAACGTTGAAACGTGAGTGAGAGAGGTGCTTATGCCCCCAACGATTCCCCTCGACACCGTTTACACAACTGACGAAGCAGCTGAACGTTTGCGCGTCACTCGCCGCACGATGATCAAGCTCGGCCGCGATCTGGGGGCGTGCTCCATGATCGGCCGGGAGTACTTTTTCAGCGAGCGCGATCTGCTCGATATCTGGCAGGCTCAGCGGGCAATGCCGACGAGCTCACGAGGACGCGCCATTAGCGTGAAGGGGTTTCTGTCTGATGTGCGGCTCCAACATTCGCTACAGCGGCTCACGCAGAAAAAGAGGAGGCGCCGCCAATGAAGATCGATCTTCTTTCCCAACTTCCGCTCTTCGCCACTGACAAAGAACTGGCCGTGGCGATTGTCGGTAAGGATCGCGCATCCATGTGGGTGAAGGCGGTCATTCCGCAACTCGAAAAGAAGGGCTTTCCCCGGATTGACCCGCTTCACGACGGGAGGCCGGTACCGCTCGTGCGGAAATTCTATGACGGTTATTTTGGCATCACTGCCGGTTTCGCGGCGGTAGCGCCCGACGGGAAAGAAAACTTGGGGATGTGGAAGTCCCGGCGCCGCGCCAGGAAGGCTGGCGATGAATGACTCCCCTTGCATCATCGGCAGCAAGCCGCCACGCCCCCGTCTTGACCACCACTCAAAGTCGATCAACATTCCTACCGGCAACAATTTAGGGGCGTCTCATGAAATCCAAAATCCTAGCCGTGGCAAGAATCGCCGCGATCGTGTCCTCGCGCTTCAGATGTCGCGCAATTGCGGCCAGATCTCGCTCGGGGATGCTTGCGGGGAATCTAGGCTCATGCTTTCCTGCGCTCTCCGCATGGCGGTTCAATGGAGGATAAATATCAGGCGAATCTATAGAGACTTCGTACATATTTTCTGAACAGGATTACTGATGCCGAGCAAGCTAACTCGACGACCAAAGAGAGTACGCCAAGGATATGCCACAACGAATTACAATTCGAAAGGAGTGGCTACTTCTATTACGACAAAGAACGGCGCCGACACGGTTACTCGTAAATCTGATGGAAGTATGAAGGTCACGCGCAATGTTGGAAACGGGTACTCCTCTATTTCTACCTTTAAGACGCCAAAGATCAAAAAACTAAAAAAGGAAAAGCCACTTTCTGCACGAGAGCAGAAACAGGTTTTGTTTACCTTAGCCATTTTCTTCGGCCTTTACCTCATTTGGAAGTCCTTCCAGGGCTAAGGCGGAGTGTAGGCTAAATCGCTCACGGCCCTTCTGGTGAAGATATGCTCATCTACACTGTCAACTTCGCCGGGTTGGCTAAGCTAGCATATACACCCCAGACTCATCCGCCCTCTCCCTGATCCCCTTGAAGGACGCATGCCGCAGTTTCCCGTCATCGGTCCATGCGCGATACTCGACTTCGGCGACCAGGACCGGCTCGACGAAGACGGCGCCTTTCCTCCTCAGGACCACGACCGGCGTTTTCGTCGCCATGCCCTCGAGCAACTGGCGGAGCTCGCGCGAAAACTCATGTAACCAGCCCGTCCCGCAGCCGCCGACATAGGCGAGTTCGTCGCCCTTCCGTGCCGCCAGCAGCAGCCGGCCGAGATGACCAGGCACGGTCGACGGCTCAAAGCCGACGACGACAAAGCTGTCGCGCCGTTTGCAGGTGATCTTCTGCCACCAGTCGCCGCGACCGGAGCGGTAGGGCTTCTCGACGTGCTTGGCGATGATGCCTTCGAGGCCGTGCTCGCACGCTATGCGGAAGAACTCGTCCCCGTCGGCCTGCACCTCCTCCGAAAGGCGAACGGCGCCTTCACGGCCTGCGACGAGCGGCTCCAGCAGCCGCCGGCGTTCGCGCAGCGGCAGCCGGCGCAGGTCGCGGCCATCGAGGTAGAGGATATCGAAGGCGTAGAAAACGATGGCGCCGGCTTCGACTGCCGACGGCAATCGCCCGAGCGCCCGCTGTAGCATGCCGAAATCAGATCGGCCCTGATCGTCAAGCACGACAGCCTCCCCGTCCAGGATGGCCGTTTTCACCGCAAGGCGCCGGGCATCGTCAGCGATCGAGGGAAATCTTTCGGTCCAGTCATAGCCGCCGCGCGTGAGTATCCGCACCCGTCCTGGCTCGATGTGCACGGCAATCCGGTACCCGTCCCATTTCACCTCGTAGGCCCAGTCCTGCCCTTTCGGCGGCCTGTCCACGAGCGTGGCGAGGCAGGGATCGACGCGCGCCGGCATAGGATCTGATGGAGGGAGCTCGCGCGGCTTCTTTGAGGATGCTTTGGCCATCACGCCATTAACGCACGAGGCCGCGAAAAGCCGAATTGACTCTTTGGAGGTAGAGAACATATTGAGAACACGCCCGAGGCGGTTCGGGCATTTCCACAAGGTGGGGCGAATGTTGCAACCTCAAACGAGGAGGATCAGCTGTGTCCGATCTCCCCAAACCGAAATACAGATGGCGGCAGACATGGCCGGACCACCAGAAACATTTTACCGGCTTCGATGGCGAGCGGAAATTCGCACACATCCACTGGTACCATATGGGCTGGTGGAACTGGTTCATGTGCTGGCACTGGGCAAAGAACGCGAGCAGATGGAAACGCCCTAACGGTCAAGCAGACTCGGCAAGGGCGGCCGCGCTTGAAGCTGAGGCGTGCTACGAAGCTGTCCTGAGGTGCGAATGGCCGGGCATGGTGCCAGAGGACTTGCAGTCCATGCTCGACAATGAGGAATGGATGCGCACCAGACAGTAGGACGCTAGGAACAAGGTGGCACGGCATGCGTTAGCTGTTGCGCCGCGTGTTCCGCGGCACCAGGTCCCTCAACCTGTTCTGAGTGCCTGCCCCATCCCCTCGGCAGGCACTCACTTTTTCTAGCCTTCTACTTGCTCTGAAGATACGCCATCACCTTGTCGCGGTTCGGCCCGGCCTCGCGAATGGCCTCAAGCGCCTTCTGCCGCGTCACCTTTGCCGTTCGCATCAGATATGCGACCTCGTGCTCCTGCTCGGAAACGAGCTCGCGGTCACGGCCTTTTTTCTTCGGATTATCTGCCATGCTTTTCCTCCATGTAACAAACAAGGAGGATAGGACCCGTTCAGACCTCGGCAAGGTCTGGAACCTCACGCGCCGTGACGTGTTGATCAGGCCAAGGAGACAGGTCATGGCCGACGCGCAAAAGATGAAGAAGCTGATCTGGGATTGCCAGAAGGATATTGCCGCCTACCTTCCGCCGACGAGCGGCATTTCAGAGCACGAGCTGCTTCAGATGCTCATCGCCCGTCTCGACGGTAGCCAGGCAAAGGAAGCGCTTGGGGATGATTGGAAGGGGTGGTGGCCGGACGATGACGGCGGGGACGATGACGGCTGCAGCCCCGCCCCTCAGGATCGCGAGATGGCCTGACACAAATAGAGCTGCAGCGGGGGACCAACTGCAGCTCCGGTCGCGACGTGTCATCTTCTAGCTGGGGCGCAATTGCCCTGTTCCATTCAAGGGAACCGCTTCGAACGTCGCTTCAAACAAAAGAGGTAGCGAGGACGAAAGCAGGGTCAATGGCTTCGGGTCAGCCGCCGACTGCAGCGAGTGCCCGACAAGGTTGCCCGCAACGCCGCTATCGCAACCAACCTGTGGAATTCCAAGCGAGCCCTTCCCTACCGCCTTTCAGCGTGCTTAGTTGCGTTTGGGGTAAGTTTCTTCTTAGAGGGGCGATATTTGACAATCCGTATACTAGTGCTGGCTACCACGCTGGCTGCTTTGTAGTGGGCTACGCCCTGATGATGTCGGGTCGGTCGACATAGCGGTTCGATCGCCACGATGCCGCTTCCTTCGGCCAACCCCGCCTCCCGTCACGTCCGTTCACGTGGGGCAACCTCAGAAGTTGCGCATGCGGCGTCTTGCTTAGAGCCGGCCGGCCGCTGTTCCCCTCCGGTAAGGACGCGCCCGAAACATTTCCCACCCGTACAATTAGAACAATGGCACATTAGAATGAATATTACAGCGAGTTTTCCCTTTTGGACGACGGAAACTACAATCTTGCGCAAGCCGCAAAAAGCGGAGCCGCCTGTCTTTGCGATATTTTCTTACCGGTACGACGTGGTATTGGTCCCAGGCCTGATTGAAAATCTTCGCCCGTCAATTCACGGCTACGTTTCGCTTGAGGACAAGGCAGATGAGCTGTTTTCGGATGAACCCGCGCGGCGAAGATTGCTCCTAAATGCGGCCAAAAGAGCAGGCGCAGCTTGGGCGCTTGCAATCGATCCCGACGAACGGGTCGAACATGCGTTGGGCGAACGGATCGCCGAATTCACTTCTCGGCCGCGCACATGTTGGACGTTCAATTTGAGGGAGATGTTCACACCGGACGCTTGGCGCGATGATGGCCTCTGGGGCCGAAAAAAGCTGATGCGCCTCTTTCCAGTATTGCCTGACTTGGAAGTCGATTCAGCAGCATTGCATGGGCGCTGGATTCCCGCGCAGCCCGGTCTGGATGAACGTCATACCGGGCTCAACATATATCACTTGCGCATGGCGGATCCTCGGCGGCGCCAGGCGAGGCGCGATCTCTATGCCACGAACGATCCAGATCGGCTTTATCAGACAATCGGCTACGACTACCTAGCCGATACGCGAGGCATGCAACTCTCCCCGATACCAAAGGGGCGCGGCTTCGCTCCGCCTTTTCACGATGATGGAAATCTTTGGGCTGCCCAACTGCCAGGCAGGCCGCCCACTCCGGACCCCCTTCCCTGCCGTTATGCGCTCGCCGGAAAGCATATTGCACTGCGCGCCTTCGGCCCTGCCAGCTACGTGCTTGGCGACATCGCCTCGCTCAACCCTGACGATAACGACCTGGCCGTGGCTGCTGCCTATTTCGCAGCTAAATCTGGCTCGTCCGAAGCGCACCGTGTGCACGACTTCCTAAAGACCCGCCTAGACTCGGCTGCAGCCCTTTTGATCCTGGCGGAGTGCAATGCGGAATCCGATCGGAAAGCCGCGCGTCAGTATTTGCAGGAGGCCAAAGCAATCGCGCCCGGAAGTCTGTTGGTTGAGCAGGCGCTGCGGCGGCTTGATGCATCGCCTGCAGCATTTGCCGAGCCAATGGCACTGTGGCGACGCTGGATCGGGAACGGGCGTGCGACTCTACGCGAAGGAGAGCAGATTGCAGGTGGAGCCAAAATTGCCACCGTCGTTATTGGCGTTGGTGCATCCGCGGAATTACGAGGGGCGGTCGCGTCTTTGTGTGAGCAGGATGTGGACACCGAGATCGTGGTTGTGAATACGGGAGGCGGCGACGCGCAGACAACTCTTGGGGATCTAGTGGAACGTGTTCGACTGATCGAAGTTGAGGAACGACGCTTTGTCGGCGTAGCGCGCAACATCGGGATAGATGCTTCGTGCGCGCCCATTGTGGCATTTCTAGCCGCTGATTGCCGCGCGCGTCCAGGATGGATTTCAGCTCGACTCGCCCGACACCAAGGAGGTGCGCATGCAGTCGCGTCGCCGGTTATCGCCGAACCTCCAGTGACCTCAGTGGTACGCGCGTCAAATGTCATGCAGCATGCAAGACGCCATCCGGCCACGCCTGAATCCGAAGCACTACGATATGGCTTGTCCTACGATCGCAGTCTCCTTCACCACGTCGGATACTTTTCGCCAGGTATGCGCACTGGAGAGGACTCCAACTATAACGCCCGCGTAGCGGAAATGTGCGAGATTGCATGGGCACCGGAAATTCTAACAACACACCGCTATCCGACAAACATCGTCGCGTTTCTGCAAGATTGCTGGAAGCGTGGGCGCCTCGCTGCGCAACACCCTCCATTCATGGACCCTCTCCGGGGCTTGGCTCGAGCGATAGACTGGAAATCGGACGCCGCCGCACGCCGCAAATACCGGCTCGAGGCTATAAGAAAAGCGCAGATTGGACCAGCACGCCGTCACTTCACTCGCCTGCTCGCTGCAGTTGGGCAGTGGCTTTGGTATATCTCCTGCCGTAGGGCTTTGCGGCACTGTCGTTCAGTTGCCGAGGCCGTGGCGGTACCGAAAGAGGGATCGCCCAGTGCGTTGGCGCTTGCTGACAGGGCGGTTGCAGAGAACCCACAGAATCTGGCAGCGCTGCTCTGCGCGGCCGAACAGCGGCTCCGGAAGAGCGATGCGTCATCGGATGACTTGCGTGAAGCCGCCAATCTTCTCGACAGGGCGGCCCCCCTGCTGCCAAACTATGGATTGCCGCTCACTTTGCAGGGGGAGGCACGGCGTCGTCTTGGGAACGCGGGTGAAGCAGCAGATATTGCGGAGTTTGCCGTGATCTGCTCGCCCCTCGCCCCTTGGTGCGCCATTGTAGCGGCTGACGCCGCCGCCAAGGTGGGCGAGGCCGGGCGGGCGCGCCTACTTGCGCAATTTGCCTTGTCGCTTTCGATCGATACTAGCGATGTACACCGACGCGTCGCGAGGATTCATCGCCAGTTCGGCGATATAGATGGAGCGAAGCGTCGGTTGGAATGCGCAGAGATGCTTGAAGAAGATGCAAAACGGCGCAATGACGGTTAGGACCGCCGTGGCCTGCATTGTTGTGCCACGGGGCTCACCCCAGTCCCTTCGGACATGGAGAGATACAAACACGAAGCTTCATGGTGTTCTAGGCGCGCCAGACTGGCTATGCTTGTCTTCGCCGGCTGAACCAGCTCCGCTTGCTGAGCTCGATTTCCTTCAGTGTCGTTTCAAGTTCCCTGACCCGATTCCGATTCCATTCCAGCTTCGAAACAGTTCGGGTAAGTTTTCCTTCCACTGAAGCCAGCGCGCGCACGGTTTGCTCGGCCTTCTCTAGTCTGGTTTTGAACTTCGCCTGATCCGATTTTGCGAGGTTTAATAGCCGCTCGTCTATATGGCGAATGATTTCCTCTTGGATCGACTCCCTGTCAACAACTGCAACTCGCTCAAGCCCATGTACAAGGCGGTCACCGTATTCCTTTAGACGGTGCCAATCCGCACCTGTGGTGACAGCTTTCCAGCCAGTGAAAAGCTCCAAACCATCTTCATCCTCTGGCGTTAGAGAACCCAAAAGGACCTCATGAACCTTACGTACACAGCCGAGAGACACTCGTTTTTGCAGATCTCTTTTGGCCGCGGTTATTTGGCCATCATGGATTCGGTAGTAGGTGACACCGACAGGAAGATACCAACCAGCAAGGTTGTTTCCCTCAATGTTCCTGTAAAGCCAATCGCAATCGACACCAGCCTCCAGGCGAGTATCAAAGGGGAGAGAGAAGGACTCGCGTCGGAAACTCAATCCGGGGAACGGACATGGCATACCAAAGTACTGGCGCACACTTATGGCGGTCGCCTTGGAAACAAGCGGTCGAGCGCTTCGCACGGCGCTCTTCTTATCAAAGATGCTAAAGCCTATCAGATCTGCCGTCGGAAACTGCTCGTAGGCTCTAAGGGTCCATTCCGCCCGCTGCGGTACGGAAATGTCGTCGACATCAGCGATAACGACGAGCTCGGTTTTAGTATTTTCCAGCGCCAGGTTTAGTGCCGCAGACCGGCCCACACGATCAGACTGAATGAGCTTGAATCGCGCGTCAGAGGCGAACTCTTTAGCTACAATATCGACGGAATCATCTGAGGATCCGTCGTCCACAAAAACGACTTCGAAGTTGCTATTGGTCTGCTGTTTAATAGAGGCGGAATATTCCGCCAAATGCAGCGCGCCATTGAAGCAGGTGGTGACGAACGTCAACTTCTTGCCGCTGTCAAAAGACGGTTTCGCCGCAACTAAATTCCTTCTGACGGCGAGCAGTTTCGCGCCATAGGTGACCGCGGCCAGATTGTAGAAAACAGATCGAATGGACGGCAAATCTGGATTTGTTTGCGAGATGAACTCTTCATTTCGCTTCATACGATCGATCTTGTCAGCGACCGAGGCGTCCGGCTTCACAAAGTCGTGGCGGAGGACGGCCTCAGGCTCATACAAAAAAGCGTCTGGCCCATAGACTGGGTAAAGTCTTGCCGTGAGCTCAATGCCTTCGTGTCCATACAACAACGGCTCGAACTTATGACGCTTCAACGCAGCTAGTTTCCAGGTCGTCATGCCCTCGATGTCGGCAAATCGTTGTTTTATGTTCTGACCGAGATCATAGTGCTTCGGCACGTCTTTGAAGTTACGGCTTGGAACAACGCGGCCGCGAACAGCCGTCGCATCAAAAACGTGTTGCGTTTCGATTAGCTTCCGGACGCAGTCGGCGGTTGTGACGCCGTCGTCATCAATGAAAGTAATCGTCTCGCCCTCGGCGAAGTGGATCGCGATGTTCCGACCAATCGAGGCGCCAAAGTTTCCGCCAGTGATCAGCTGGAGAAAACGACCGTCCGTAAGCTCGTCCGCATAGGGAAAAAGACTTTCATGCGCATTCGAGACCAACACAACGCAATATGCCGGATCCTCCAAGAGGGTGGATAGACCGCGCAAGAGTTGTTCGGTCTCCAGCTGCTGCTTGTAAGTGACAATGCATATAATATGCCTGCCCCACTCAAAACTTCTTCCCAACGATTTCTTCACAAACGCGTAATCAAGGGCCTCAAACTGCAAAATATATTTTTTTGCCTTATCAAAAAGGCCGTCACCAAACGACCTTTTCGATTTTATATAATATTCCAGTGCACTTGTAAGTAATTTTTCTACCATTTTGTTTATACCTGAAGAATTACTCCGACCGCGGTTAAGCGTCGGACTCTCAAAGCGCGCATACTCTGATTGTCAGTTTGGGGCTATTTGCTGGCCATGCCCTGCAACGTAAAAATGCAGACTTCCCGTGTCTTGCCCCACATGAAGTTCGTAAAAATTTTCAAGTCCTTTGCGCCCACAGATCGCACGAAGGCTTTGTCGATGGTGTTTATGTGACCTTTGGTGGTGATTGGATTCTCGTTCCAGGGGCAAGCAACGATCACATCTCGGCGCGCCATTTGCTGAAGTTTAGCCACAAATGCCTTTGGCTCCGGAACGTGCTCAATTACATGAGAACAAATAATGAGGTCCCAGCTCCGATCTTTTACGTCGAAAACGTTGGACTTGATGAATTCAACTTCCGGGCACAAGCACTCTTTAAGCTCTAGGAAATAGTCGTGTATGTCTAGAGCAGAAATCTTCATCTTCAAACTATTGAAGCTATCAGGGGCATGTGTGCGTGCGAGCAGCCGCGTTCCAGAGAATGTCTGAGGGCCAATATCCAGCACGTCTATACTTCTGTTCACTGGGTAGTTGAAGTACAGGCTGTGAATAACCGGGATGATCTCAGCCATGAAAAGCTCTGACTGAGGCATCGACTTATCATAGAAAACGTTTGGGTCTACGTTTCCTCTTTGGATACACGCTTTCTGCGTCTTCACCCATAGTTCCCGAAGGCGTGGAATAAATTGCAGCATTTCCTCACGGCTGAATGTGGTGAGATCTAATTCTTCGATCTGGCTTAGTATATCGACATTAGACTCAGGCATGATAAAACTCCGTGCTGCTTATTCAGCTGCACCTAAAAAGTGAAAGATGCGCTACTAGGTTGTATTCCTCGCCTTATACTAACTCTTTTGAATCCGCAATATGGAAATGCCCATCCTCAGTTGCACAAGCGCGCATCTGATAAGTTCATCATTTCTCTGGGGATCCGGAAGGTGTGCTGCATATCACGACGCGATTGCGACAAATGCGCAATAAAAAAGGCCCTATCCATGGCTGGGCCTAGAGGTTAGCGCGACGCCGCAGCAAAATGGCCGCGCTGGTGGTTTGTTTTTATGATCTAGTGGAGCGGCCAGTGCGCTGCTCGAAAACCCTGTCTAGTCGCTCCCCGAAAGCGTCAATTCGATTGCCGACACCCTCGATCGCGCGCATGATTTGCGCGGTCTGTTCCTGCATTCCAGCCTTCGTGACGTAGGATTCGGCGACATGCAAACGATGAGCAGATAGCTCATCGCGTACCGCTCCTATCTTCCCGTCGACAAACTTCCACACGCCAAAAATGGCTCCGAACACGCCGACGAAGAAGCCGACGGCATACATTATCTCGGCGCCCGTCATCTTTTCAGAGCTCCTGCGAGGGCGGAAACGCCAACAACGCCAGCGCCGGCATAGAAGATGTTCTGGAAAACCACGTCTGAATAACCTTTGAGTTGCGGCGGTAAAGCGGTGACGTCAGGCAGCGAGCCGCCCGCGAGAGAATCCAGCATGCCCCAGCCGAACCACGCCGCGCACGGCACGGAGGCGATCAGCCAGGGAATCCAGAACACCTTGTGCTGCATGCCTTCCTTGACGACGGCCGCGCTCTCGGCGCTGGCCGCCATCTTGGCTTCTATGGCTTTGATTTGGATATCGGCGGCAATGCGCTGCGCATCGTTCGCCGCGGCAAGGCGGGCAGCATGTGCCCGTTCAAGCGCGCCTACGAGATCGCCAGTCAGCTTGCTGGCAATCCAGCGGAGCAGCCACATCACGTCGGTCGCCCCATCTTCCTGGCCCACTGCCACCAGGCGACGGGAACCGCGCCGATAGCCGCAACAATGCCGGCCTCGATGGAGGCTGCGATGGCGGGATCTTCGGTAATCATGGCCCTGACTTCCTCGCCGATGTAGCCAGAGCCGTAAAGCCAGCCCGCGATCATGTAGAGGGCGATCCTTATCCAGACGCTCATTTCTTGCCTCCGCGGATGAGTAGGAGAAGGAAGCGGCCGAGCGCAGCCCAGAAGCCACCAGAGGCCGGAACAGCGGCGCGCGTGCCGTAGCCGCCAGCCTTCAGCGCCGCCTCGAACACGGCCGCGTGGCCAGCGATCGTGTTGGCCTTATCCGTGCCGTTGATGATTCTGCGCGCGCCGACGTAATCGGCCTTGTCGCCGACGATGTAGTCGCTCAGCCGCTTGCCGGTGAACCAGCCTGCGGCCATGCCTTTGAACATGATTTTGGCCGCAATGTCCTGCCGCACGGCGAGATTGAAGTCGCGCAGCAACGCGCCTTTCAGGCCAAGCTCCTTATCGGCGCGCTCATAGTTCGAATCCCACGTCAACTGGACATAGCCGCGACCATAGGGAACCTGCCCGTACTTGCCTTTGACACCGTACTTGCGGCCGGCGCCCTTGCCGTATTCGGCGATCGGCTGCATCGTTCTGGCCGTCTCGTGGAGGGCTGTGGCGAGCATGTAGGCCAAATGATTCAGAGGCGTGCCGCGGCGCTCGGCCTCGTCAAGAATTGCGTCGATGCCCTGCACCTGCCGCTCGGACATCTTTCCGGCGAACAGGGGTGAGCGCACCGCCGCGAAGAATTTCGCGCGGTCCATGGTGTCTCCTGCGATGTGGTGGTGGTTAGTGGCGCGGCGCGTGGAAGTGTCTGCCCTCGGGGCAAAAGAACGCCCCGCCTCAGCTGCCGGGGCATGCGAGAAACAACCCCCAAAATTTTGGGGATAGCCTAATTCCAAAACGCACCAGCGAGCCGTACTATGGCGCTGACCACCTGGGGAGGGGCTTATGAGGTTTGCGTTTAGTCTTTCGCTCGCCGCGATCGGCGTATCATTTCTGCTGCCTAGCGATGGCTACAAGGCCGCGCTCTTCGTATTGTGCGGAGCGCTTGTATTTCTCTTCATGAAAGAACCGAAACTCGCAATGGAAGCCATTCCCGTGGAGAAAGAAGCTGAGCCGGATTCTGGCTATTGCGAGGACGACCAAGCCGACTACGACAATGCCGACGTCCGCTGGCGCGAATTTATGGCTGACAACTGCCGGCTCTAACTCATAGGCTAGCGCCGGGGTGATCTTCGTCTTTCCCGGCACAAGCTTCGTGATGCCCAGTTTGCGAGCGCTCGTCGGCAAGCACCGCTCCGCATCGTGAAGCCGGTACCGATCGTGGGAATGCCGACGGGATCCAGATAACAGGTCAGCGGGTTTCCTTCGTGGCCGCGCATAAAGGCGCGCCCACGCAAGGACGTGGTCGTGGTGGTCATTTGTCGTCCTGTGGTGGGGGCGTGCGTAACTTGCGGTGCCAAGGGGTCGCGCTAGCGGTTTGGCTTCGTCTGGCGATTCGACGTCTCCTGCAGACCCACCTACAACGTGTGCTGGGGTTGCTGGAGGCAGTGATGACTAATTACATTGGTAAGCTGGTCGTTGAGAACGCAAAGGTCGGAGTTTCTGTCGACACCGACGCGGACCTGGTGATTGGCGCTGCCGAGTTCAATAACGTCGAGATCCCGTACCAGGTCACCCGCGTCGGCAAGGCCAATATTTCGAACACCACGATAAGAAACGACCCCAAAATACGGGAGCCGCAGGTCCCTAAAGGTGCATTAGGTTGGCGCCGTCCAGCGCGCGGAGCTCCCCTTCCGTCGCACTGCCCGAAGTGCGACAACGTATTTGCCTCGATGAATTATCAGTTCTCTGGTGGCTATTTCAACCTTTGGAATAACCAAGACACTTGCATCGTGTGCGGCTACGAAGAGGCGCGACTTAGCGAGGGGCACTTCCGCTTAACCCATCAGGCAATCGAGATCCTCCGAAGCCCGGAGATCACGCGAGACATGGTGAGGAGGTTAGCCGAGCTAGGCGATGACGTCTTGCATGGAAGGCTTCATCCAGACGCAGCGATTGCAGCGGCGTCTGCGCTCCATCCGACGCTAGGCGATTTTGCCGGCAAGCTACTCGGCTTGGGATTGGGTGCCTATTTCCTATACGCCAGCATCGCAGGCACGGTTAGTGCAACCTGGGACGTCGCTGAAAAGTTCGGCCTCACCAACCAGGAAGTTGTGACCCAAAAAGTATTGGAAAAGACGCTCGAGGAATTTGGCCGCTCATGGCAAGAACGCCTGAAGCAGCCAGGCGGGAGCATATTCGACAATGAGCCAGAGGGCGCCCCAATGGCACAAGAGCCCCGCGCACCAGCCGATCATAAAGCCTTCGAATGTGCACCGTCGAAAGTCGAAAAGAGCAAGCGGCGTTCGGAGCGCCGTGCAGAAGACCGACGCCGCTTTGTGGATCAGCGCCGAGCCTTTGGTCGATCTCGGTCGAAATAGCAGCATCACGTATACACATGCCCTGCGACGGTGCATTTCACCTTGCCCTGAATGCGATGCATTGTCTTAGTCTCCTGCTACGCGACGCTTGTGCGCTTGTTGATCGTGGTAATGTTTGCCGAAGCTGGCAGCGCCGATAGCGCCCCGGAATGACCGCGTATAACCGCCTCAAAGACGCAAGGCTGCGCGAAGCGGGCCGCGATGGCGTTCGCGTTGAAAGCGTTGGTTCCGCCGACGAAATTACCGTCCGTTACCACCAGATCGCGAAGCGACTGCGAGGGACTGTCGATATACACCGCGTCACCCGTATGACCTTCCGAGTAGAGGCCTTCGATTTTGACGCCGGTATTCCCGGCCAGATTATTGACCGTGTCGGCCTCCCCGTTGTTGAACTCGGAGAAGCGCACGGCGTTGACGCGGCCGCCGTTAACAGAACGCAACCCCGCCAGCGTAGACCGGCTGCCGGCGCCGATGAAGAACGCTTCACGCCCGGAGAACGCCTGGTCCACGCCAAACGCAGACAATCCCTCGAATGTTACGACATCGAAGTTCTGCAACAGAAACGCCGAGTAGTTGAAACCCGTTGTGTTCGGGTTTCCCCAAATGGCATCTTCAACTGTGATGTTGCTGATCTTCCCGCCACGCCATTTGGTCGCGATGTTGCCGCCCCAAATCTTGAAACCGCACTGCCGAGCGCGCTTTATGATAACATCATGGATGTGGTTGTTGTAGCTTTCGACTTCCGCACCGGTATCATCGCCCGCGCAACGAACCCCATGCTCTGGGGCGTCCTCAATGTAGAAATCACCAACACGGCAATTCTTGGCGGAGGTGAATAGGATGCCATTGCAGCCAGGGTCGCCAACGATAGCGCTTGAGGACATGCCCCTAATGTCACCTCCGCGGAGAGACATTCCGTCGACGTTACGGAAGTTTACACCTTTCTCGTAATTCCTGAGCCGGACGTAGTTCACATAGCCGCCGACCTGGGCGTCTGCCTTTACGAAACTGTCACCGATGATCCCGAGGGTCTTGTTGAAGTTCTTGATGCGGATTTCCCCAATGCGGTTCTCCTGCTCAAGGCTGTTGCGACCGTATAGCCGCACGGCCCAATCGATGTTGCTCCCATTGTAGTTGTTGAGCTGACTGTCAGCCCACAGGTCGATAAGGTCGCCACGGGCGCCAGTTACCTTGATCGGGCGCACCCGGAAGCTGCCGGCTGGTAGGTGCAGGCGCACCGTATCGAAGTCCGACCCGTTTATGTGGATCAGGTCAAAACCCGTTAGGCTGCTCCCGATATAGCGGAAAATGCACCCCTCAAGGCGCAAGGTAACGTTAGGCGGCGTGGTAAACGGCGCGCTGAAGCAGATAATACGGGCCTTGCGCGAGCGATATGTCTTGCCCGAGCCGGAGCCACCAGCCGTCATATGCGCAACCCACTTAGCGATCGCGACGTCGTTTGCGGCTACTGTGGAAGTGTTGCCGGAGCCATCGATGCTGAACTCGTCAAGGTCGACGACGTCGCCGAAGCGCGCTACAGCGTCGCGCGACGCGCTATCCCCTCCGGCGATTTGCACCGGAACGGAGTTGAGATCCGCGACAACCTCGGCGGATGTCTTCGTCTCATAGCCGCTGGCATCCGCCTTCTGGCGAAGATAGGTGCTGGCTACTGCCGAAGGCAAGGTGACCCCTGCAGCTGCGGCCTCAGCTGCCGCTTGCGCCGCCTCGGCTTCGATAGCCGCGGCTTCCGCATCCGCTTTCGCAACTTCCGCCGCCGCCTGAGCGGCCTCCGCAGCGGCAACGATGGCAGCACTGGCCTGATCACTCACCAGTCGGAACGTCGAGCCGGAAACGATGCCCATCACGATCATGCCGTCGGTCAGTCCGCCGGCCACAACGTCATTGCCGCTGTTCGTCTTGATCGTGAGAGCCGTGCCGCCATTGAATGAGACAGTCACCGGCGAGGCCGTGTTCGCCTCGAAGATGTTCATCCAGACAAGAGCCGAGCCCGACACCGGGATCGAAGTCGTCGCCTGGATGGCATTCGGCGTGCCGGCGCCGGCGTCGGCTGCGATGATGAAGCTGAACGGGAGATCGGCAACGCGCGTCCACGATCCAGTCCCGGATGCGCCGTTCTTCCGATAGATGCCGTTATTGGCTGTTGTCGCGTCGCCGATAACCCACGCCATGGTGTTGGCACCGCGCGCGAGATCAGCGTCGAGCGCAGCCTTGGACGAATAGATCAGTCCGCCGCTGCTGGTGAAGGCGGCAATGATCCCTTCGAGCCACGCCCCCCACGAGCGGACATCAGATTTCTTGACCTCGTGAAATCCAGACGACGGCACACCATCGGTTTCGTAGTCGCGAAAGACCTCATTGACGGTGATGGCCATTCTCTTCTCCAAAAGCAAAAGCCCCGGCGAATGCCAGGGCTGAAAGATCGATTTCGCTTGTTGCGGTGGTTAGGCGGTGACGGTGAAGGCGCCGGTCGCGACTGCTGCTCCGGGAGTGCCCGAAGGATTGATCGACAGCAGCCAGCCGTAATAGGTGCCGGCCGCTAGTGACGTGACGACGCGGAGATCGGTCGCGCTCGGCGGCCCGTATTCGGTCGCGGCGAGCGTTGCCGTTCCAAGGTCATTCACCGTGTTGATGTAGATGCGGCAGGCGTAATAGTTGGCGCTGTTCGGCGCGGTCCATTGGAACTCTGCCTGCCCAGCGGCTGGCGTTACCGACACGCCGCTTACAGGATCAGGCGCCACAGGATCCGCCGTGGCCGTCAGGAAGATGTAATCCGTCCATTCGGACTTCGTTCCGCCGCCCCATGCGCGCAGGCGCACCTTGTACTCCTCGCCGTCGACGAGGTAGCCTGAGCGAACCTGCGTGGTGCCAGCCTCCGAGAACACCGATTGCACGCCAGTAGAGCCGCTGGTGCGGTCGTATTCGAGCTCGTAGGTCAGCGTGTCGTCGACAAAGTCCCACGTTGCATTGATGAATGCCGCCGTGGCGCCGCCCGAAACGACTTCCGTTTGGATTGTTGCAGCGAAATCGACCGGCACAGGCACGCCAGTATCCGGCAAGGGCTCGACGGATTCGCCTGGCTCTCCTTCTTCCGTGGCGGCGTTGAAGCTGTACAGGCTCGAGTTCACCAGAATGCCTGAGAACGAAATGCGCATGTTGCGCAGGTCGATCGTCACGCTGGACGTGATTTCCACAACAGCCTCGGCCAGCCCCCGCGAAGGATAATGCAGGGTTACAAAACGCCGGTAAGGAATGTCTCGCGCACCGTCGGCCGTGTAGTCCGCCACCACCGACACCCGCCTTGCATTGGCGCGGACGAAGGTCAGTTTCTGCTTGCGCTGGCAATGGTTGTGGCTCTGGATCGCGGCATTCTCGAAAGTCCGCGTGCGCTCCGTGTTATCGTCGACGACGGCATACGGGTCGCCGTAGATCGCGGCGTCTTCCGTGATGTAGTCCTTGGCCGTGTTGACGTACCGGCCGCGCACACCAAGCACGGTGTTGGCGCGGCGCTTGTTCTTATCGACGCGGATGCTGTAGACGTTCTCCGCGGTCAATCGCACATCAGGCGTCACGAACTCGCCGGCATGTACGCCGATCTTGCCGTCAGCACGCTCGTAGACGACAAGCTCAGCCGCCTCGTCCATGATACGCCCGACTTCGATCGGGTCGTTGCTGGCGCGGAACCAGAATCCGCCGTGATAGCGCTTCTCAGTGCCGCCACTGCGGTTCGTCACGTTCTGGTCGCAGACGTTCGCCGCATTCGCCCAATCAGGCAGATACATGTTCTCGTAGGCCATCTTCCCGCCGACTGGATGGCAGAGGTGCCAGAGCCGCATCAGCGCCAGGTTCGTCGAGAACTCCCAGGTGTTCGGGTTGTTGGTGCGGTGCGGGCCAGAGCCACCCTGTGTGCTGTCCTTGCGGGGGTCGTAGAGGAGTGCGCCGTCGCCAACAGCCGAATGTTCCGGCATCTGGTTTGGGAAGACGTCGAGGAAGTCTTTCTGGTCAACAGTGCTTACCCGCATGTAGACGGACGCGAGCCCATCGCCGCGGCAGTTGTTATTCCAAATAGTCGGGAATGCCGTGACGACTTCCGAATAGGCAGTCTCGGCGTTTAAGCCGAGCTTCGTCTTTATGTGGACGAAGCTGGTTCCGTCCTTATCGTAGTGGCCTGGATCGGTGACACCGCCGTCGGCGTTGAGCGTTACCTTGTCGTCGTGCAGGTAATGCTGCACAAATCCCTGTATGCGGTGACCAGCCCACACCATGATGTGGTGCGCCTTACCACCCACCTCCTCGAGGAAGACATAGTCGCTGCCCTTCTTGGCGCGGCCCAGCACGTAGGCGAGCGAAGGCACGCTTTGCTTCAGGTTGTAACTGCCGTCGTCTGGTTTCGGCACGGCCGGCTTGGAGGCGAAAGCGCCCTGAAGGGCTGCTGCGCCGAGTGCCAAGCCGCCGTAGATCAGAGCAGACGTGCCGAGATAAAGCGCGTTCGCCGCAAGCGTCGTGGTCGCAAGCGACGACACGATCAGCGAGATCGTTTCAATGATGCCTGGCATGGTGCTCCTAGCCGCAAATGCGCGGCTACTGGATTTCCCAGGCCGCTAGAGTTTTCGCGGTCATGCGGCCGAACCCGCCGTGCATGCGCACAAGCCAGCCTTGGCCGTCATGGATTGCGCCGAATTGGCGATGGATGTTGGATGGGCTGCCGATGACGCCGATGGCGCCACGTACGGGCCGCTGGACGCGTTTGCCGTTGATGTTGGCAACGCAGGCCGCCACGAGCGGAACAGCTCCCTCGTGGGCCGCTATGATGGCGCGGAAGCCTTCGTCGCTGTCGTAAGTGCCTCGCAGGTGCGTTGCCGGATCCGCGTGGCCAAGCCAGATCGCCCAATCGGCGAGAACCATGCAGCAGTCGACGTGGCCGGGTTGCCAAGGGCGGGCGTTGTTGTCGGCGAGGAAGGCGGCAAGCGCATCAGCGTGAGCGGCTACCAGTTGGGCCACTTGATCGTCTGGTCACGCATCAGCGGCACGCGCTTGCAGAACTCGTCGTCGGCCGCGGATGGATTCAGAATAGCCGAGCGTGCCCGCTGGTCGACGTCGGAAAGAACGGCACCGTTCGTCACAGTGCGGAGCGTGAAGCGGTTGGTGATTTCGATATTCACCATCGATCGGATGCCGTCAGCGCTCGATTCGTCAACAACGTCGAGGTTGTCGATCTCGCCGGTAAACACGACAATCGGATCGCCGTCGGGCTGCTCGTCCTCGTCGAGGATTTGCAGTTTAACCACGAACGGCGACCCTTGCACCGAGCTCGTCTCGTCGTAATCCCAAATGCTATCGGCAGCCGATTGGCTGATCGAGATGAGCGACAGCGCCAGCGTGAACGCCTCGCCGTTTATGGCCGCCTCAATCGACTGTAGCGCGTCCTCTGTGAACTGCGCTGGCCGATAGATATTACCCTCGCCGTCTACGAACCTGCCGCCCGAGCCATCCCATACACGAATGGTCTCTTCCGGAAGCTCAGCGTCGCAGAGGATGCGCAGCGATTTAATCGGCATTGTCGCCTGCCCGCCCGCCGTCCGCCTGCTTGCGGAAGATCAGTCGCCAACTGTAGGTGGCGCGCCGAATGACCTGGAACGGCTCGTAACCATTCGCCGCCCACTCATTCAGAGTGCTCTCGACGGTCGTGTGCTTGTCCTCAAGCAGGTCAATAACCTTGTACATGCGGCCCTCCTTTAGAGGTTCGACCAATAATCAACCGCCTCGACGAAGTTCACCGACGGCAACGAGAATTTCCCAACCGCATTCTGGTCGATGTCCATGCCGCGGTCCTCCGCCAGGTGGCAGAGGCACGTCGGCTGGTCGAACTCGAGATCGGCGCCGGCAGGAATAAGCTCACGCACCGACGGTGAAATCGGCACGGTCCAGATGTCGCCGCTTATGCTGGTGACGGGTCCGGTCTCGTACAGCGCATGGTTGTAGCTGAAGCGCACGCCCACGAGGTTGGCGTCGGCGTTGATGATGCGCAGCCGGATAGACGTGGCGCCTACCGGCGTCACGCCGTCAGTTACGACCGAAATGGCTCCCTGCGTGTACGGCGTGTCGTCATCAAACGGCGAGTCGTCGCTATGGTCGGTCTCGATGACGGGCTCGAACTTGCCGGAGACATACGGCGCCGACAGGCTAGACCGGACGCGAACCGCGATCAGGCCGGAGCGGCCGCCGAGCTTTTGGCGGATTGCATTCCACGTTTGCCAAGCCTGGCGCGAGCGGTTCTGCATCACAATGCCGGAGTACGTTATGCTCCAATAACCGAGGTCCGTCCTCGTGCTGGGTTCAATGCCGCCTAGCGTTCTGCCGCCCGAACGGGTGAAGGGCACGAGATCAGCAGAAGCGCTCTGCGGCGTTAGCACGCAGAGCGGCCATTGCAGAATCGAACTCATCAGCGCCACTCCGCTCCTGCTTTATTTTTCTGGTGAGCCGCCATCGTCGGAACGACGTTCTGGTTTGCAGCGGAAACGATCTTAGGCGCCGCAGTAGCGACTTCCTTCTGCGAGACGGACTGGACAAACGGCAAAAGATTTCCGTTGTTGTCTGCAGACACGCCAACCGTCACATGAACCTGCTGCTGGCCTGCGCTGTTGCGCTTCGGAATCGACGGCGTCTGAAATTTCACCGGAATGCTGCGGCCATCTGGAAGCGGAACCGCCGCCTCTGGCCCAGCCTCTCCGAAGATTGCTGCCGACTTCGAAACACCGCCTCGTGCAAATTTCTTCAGCGGCTGCGGTCTGCCGTGAGCAGCGATACCGCCCTTGGCAAACGGGAAGATCGCCCCGAGCAAACCGCCGAGGAGCCCTCCGCTTCCGCCTCCGCCAGGTGCGCCAAACGGCCCCTTGCCGAGAATTGCCGCTTGTGCGACCGCCTCGATGAGGGTGTTCAGAAACTTGTCGAGCGCCTTGTTGCCAGTCTCGATCTTCGGAATAAGTTCGAAAAAAGCGTCGTAGAAAGCATCTCCGAAGAACTCTGCCTGCTCACGCACCTTATCCTGGGTGGCTGCAAGTTTCTCGGCAGCCGAGGATGCATTGGCATAGCCAGCCGCGAGGGTGTCGATCTGCGCAGCAAGTTCCGGTGTGATTTCTTTACCGGCGCTTTTTGCTGCATTCAGAAGATCTTGCTTTGAGGCAGCAAATTCAACGGCATATCCGAAATCATTTAGAAGCGGATTTAGTCCAGCCTGCGCTGCGGTTTCAGCCTGAATGGCTGCGATTCGTTCCTGAATCTGCTCGATTTCTCGCTGCAGTTCGTCAGCGCTGCCACTACCACCGCCGCCTCCCCCTCGACTGCGACCGCCTCCTCCGCCGCCGCGACTCGGTGGCGGCTTGAAATCAGGTAAGGAGACTGGATTAACGGCGGCTTTCTTGCGCTTGCCGCCTCTCGTCCTTGGCCCACCTAGAGAACTCGATCCAGACTCGGGCACGGCTTCGATGCCGTTCTCGCCAAGTTGGTAGCCTTCGACAAAGTCCGGCATGGCTGCAGCAGCGGCCCTGACTTCGGCAAGCTTGCCGAGCACTTCATTCAGGCGAGCGACCGCCTCGGTGTTATCGAATCCGAGGTTGGTGTTTTTCTCAATGGTCGCCTGAAGCAGCTCGACTTCCCGCTCGAGCGCCTTCACCGCGTCCTCCGCCGGCTCTTTATCAACGTTTATGACGTTGCCGGCGGCGTCGGTTACGCCGGAGATTCTGTTCAGCGTATCAAGAACCGCATTCAATCCCTCGTTGTTAGCGAGGAAATTCCTGAATGCCGTGTCGGCGTCCTGAATCTTCTTGATCAGGCCAGAAACGTCGAAATTATCAATGGCGCCGGCTGCATTGTTAATGCCGTGCGCAAACCGCTCGCTCGCGCCAGTCGATTGATTAAACTCGCGAACAACGTTCGTTAGGGACGTCCAGAGATTGTAAGTGGCCTGCGCAATTGTGAAAGTCGCATTCGCGGCTTTCTGCTCGAGGATGACGGATCCCGCCTCGAATGCACGGAAGAAGGCCTCGGAGGAAATTGCTCCATCCACAATCAGCTGCTTCAGCTGGGAAACGGAGCCGCCGGCCTCCTTCAGGCCAGCCGCGGCCGCCTGCGCGATCGTCGGCGCGCCTTCAAGGATGGAGTTAAACTCTTCAGCCTGCACTTTGCCGCTGCCGAGCGCCTGCCCCAATTGCAAGAGGGCACCGCTGGCGGCCTGCGCGTCTGTACCCGCCACGCGGAGCGCCAGCGCTACGTTGTTGGTGAAGGTGAGCAATTCAGCGCTGGTGACGCCTAGTTCTTTCTGTGCCTGAGCAGCCTTGCCGTACAGAGAGGCCAGCGTCTCGATCGGTGCGCCATTGGCTATCGCTGCCTTGGACAATCCTTCGTAAACGCGCTCCAGTTCGGCGCCAGAGAGTCCAGCCACCTTCAGCGAGTTATCGATGCGAGTGGCCGCTTCGGAAAGATTGCCGAGGCCACGGATAACATCCGTGAAGACGAAGGCACCAGCGACGGCAGCGCCCGCCTGCACCAGGGAGGCAGTCATTGCCTTCCCTGTGGATGCGGCCTGCTTCTGGATTTGCCCCATTTGGCGGTTTGTTATACCGCGCGCTTTGCTAAGCGAGTTCTGGTAGCCCTTGAGGTCAGCACTCAACTGGACGACGAGGCGCTCAAGATCGGTTGCAGCCATTCGTTCTACGCCTTATGATTGATCCGCGCACGAGATGGGGGCGGCATGAAGAAGACTGTTCTGGCCGCAGTCGCGGCAATGTTACCGGCTGGCGCTTCGGCCAACGAGATTGAAGACGCGATGAAGCGAATTGGCCCCGCTTACATGTGCGGGCCGACGCATGAGTACCGAGAGGCTCTGGATGAACTGAAACGAGCACTCTTGGGTGCCGGGGTCCCAGAGATGTTGGCCGGATATGCGGTCGAAGGTATATCCGACTTCGTCACCAGGGAGCATGCTGCTAAGCGCGAAACGATCACAGCGAAGGAATGCACGGAGGTGTACGGCAGGGCTTAAGACTCCGCGCCCTCTTTAGACTGCAGCCATTTCCAAAGATCGTCCGCCTCTGCGTTCGACATCTTCTCCTCGCCGCCGCCGTTAGCTTTCACATATCCGTCAAGCGCCGCCGCGAACTGCCACATGGACATCGCGTTTATCTGTTGCGGCGTGAAGCCCATTGCGGCGCCAACTCCGTAGATCGAGGCAAACCGAATCTTGCCGTTCGGAAGGTCGTCTACGCTGCTTCTGGAATTGGCGCTTCCTGCTCCCCCACTGGCTCCTCTGGCGCCCCCAGCAGGCCGGCGGAGATAACCGCAATGGCGATCGGGTGGTTTTCAAGTGGAGGGCGGCGCTCGACGTACTGCCGAGTCTTTTTGAGCGCATCGGCGGGAGGCATCCCGCCGCCAACGAGTCCTAGACGGATGACGTTGGCGATGTCCTGCACGCGCCACTGGTGAGAGTGCAGGCGGTGCAGGATCATGTACGGTCCGGCATCGCACTCCTCTTGCAGAGTGGAGAGCTCGCCCCAACCCAGACGGAACGAGTACGTCCCGTCTGCGAAGTCAAGCTCAATCCTAGCGTCGCGAGCCATTAGAACGTATCCGTGCGGACCAACTCGCCGTCGGACTGCATCGAGACGTTGAGCGTCACACGACCGCCCTGCTCTGCGCCGATTTCCAAGGATTCGACGTGCATTCTGCCGGTCCAGGTAACCGTGCCGGTGGAGAATTCAATCTCAATCTTGATTGCTACGGACTCAGTGCTTTCGTAGCCGTCCAGCCAGGTCTCAACCGCGGACGCGGCAAGAACGCCCTCGCCCGAAACGGACGCGGAAATGCTCTCCACGTCGCGGCCCAACACAATGGGCTTGTCGGGATCTTCGCAGTCCGGAAGAGCAACTTCGGAAAGCGACTTGGTGAGCGAAAGCGACTTGGACGTAAACCCGCAAGGTGCGGTGTAGGTACCAGTTCCTGCCAGGTCGAGCAGGACACGGAATTTGCCAAAGCGCGCAGTGATTGGTGCCGCCATTTTGTGGTCTCCATAAAAAAAGCCGCTCAGAGCGGCCGCGATGTGGTGGTGATTGGTGAATGGCGGCTACGTGATCTCCACGAACGCCGTAACGCTGATGATCGCGCGATTGGTGGAGCCGTCGCTTTCGCGTTGGTACCGCGTGATGCGGTGACGAAGGCTCGCCAGTGCATTGGTAGCAAGAGAAACTTCAGCCTCGTGCAGCGCCGCGCGAACGGCTCCGGAAACCTTCCTGACTTCCGCGCTGCCGAAAGCTTCGTTCGGCCCCCACGAATAGCAGTCTATCTGCAGTGTGATTTCCAGCCCGTCGAGGCAATCTGCATCGTCTGTGAGTGCGTCGGATGGCCCCATCGAAATGTACGGCGATTGGGCTTCTCCATCGGGCGGACGATCGTAGACGCGGGAGCCGACAAAGGAAGCAACCGTCGCGTCGGCCTTCAACCGCGATATGATGGCGGCTGTTAGTTCGTATGTCGGATCCACTAGCCGCCCCCTGCTGCCACTTCTTTGGCCGCCTTATTCACTGCGCGCGTGATGCGACCTTTGACGCGCTTCCGGTTCGCCCTGAACGAAACAAAGAAGAAGGGCGAGGCTGCAATGGCTGGGATCGTCGCGCCCGCGAACATGCCGCCTGCCCTGTGCGCCGCCGTGCCGAATTCAACGAAACGACCTTGATAGGCGTCAGCATTGCCAGCGTAGATCGTGATGGTGTTTTCGCTGCCGGTGTTTCGCATGCCTTGGCCGCGCACCGTTGCGATGGTCAAGGCACCTTTCGGCGGGGAACCCCACGTCCAGTCGATACTGTTTTTCAGAGCGCCGCTATCAGTTGGGACAAGCGACTTCATCATGGCGACGATTTCGTCGGCGCCTTGCTGCATCGCCTCACGTATGCGCTTGCGCGCAACAATCGGCAAAAGCGCCAACTTTCTGTTGAGTTTGTCCAGCCCGATGACTTTCGCCGTCATGCGTCTGCCTGCGTGCCGATTGTCGCCAGCATGTCGATGTAGTCGTTTTTCTGAGAAACGTTCACGGGCGGCGAAGTGATTGCGTAGACGGCGCCAGATCGAGCATCAACTGCCCGCCAGGTCGCGTCTAGGACGCGCGTGGCGACATGCGAGCGCACGCGTATAGTTACAGGCTGCAGCCCTTGCAGGCGTGCGCCCATTACCGCCTCAGAGCCCATGCGCGGGATAATCTCGGCTGCGTCGGTGAAGACTGTCGAAATTTCACCAACTACGATTCCGCCGTACCCGTCATCCCCTGTGGTGCGCTGCTGAAAGTGTAGCCGCGATCGAAGTTTGCCTGCGGGCATCTGCCGGCCTTTCGGTTGGAAGTGCTTTCCCCGCCGCAACGGCTGCGGCTGCGCAAGCGCGCGTCACACTACGGGTGGTGTCAGTCTTGAAGGCGACGGTGACGGGCGGTCGAGGTTTCCAGTCGAAATCAGCCAGAAACCTCACCCACATTAAAGCGCGACGTTCGGGAATTGCATGTCGACGGCGAGGACGGTCGTGGACTTGCCGAGGCCAATCAAGCAAACATATTCGCCAGCGCCGACATCGGCGAGAGGGCACAGGCCGCCTGGCGTGTCGCTAAGGTATATTGCTTCGCCGGCGGTCAGGACGGCACCCACAGTAAGGTCGCCGCTCTTGTGAACGGTGATAGGTTGACCGTCCGATGCTCCGTTAAGAGCGATCCCACCCGCCTGGCGAGCGGCGGCAGTTGCCGAATTGCTGTCTGCCAGCATCCACTTTTTGGTGGTAGCGCTCTTGTAGACGGCTTTGCCGGCCGTAATCGTCTCGCCGGCTGTGCCGTGTTCTTGCGCGGAATTCGAGCCCGCGATGATTGCGGAGGGCGTTAAGACTAGGTCTGCCATGAAATGTCCTTTTCAGTCAGGCCACTCGGCCGACTCTGTAGCGTTCAAGAATTGATGCGACGCCCAGCGGCAACTCAGCCAAGCCGCCGTCCGCTACCGCTTCACGGTTTTCGTAGAAGTGGCCGACAAGCAGCAGCAGCGCCCATCGGAGATCCTGCGGCAACGTTTCATGGCCGCATTCAAATGTGACCTTCACCGCTCCCTGTTCGCACGTGATAGTAGGCCAAGCGGTATCGCGAGCCGGCCAAATTCGTAGCGGCTGCTGGTCCAGGTCGTATCGCAGACCCGATACCGGCTGTTCGAGTCCAGCACCGTCCCGGTACGTGACTGACGTGACGCCGGTCACTGGGCCCAGCGGAACGATGATCTCACAAGGAAATTGGTCAAGCGACAGCCGCCAGGTCTGCGAAAGCAGCGCAATGCCAATGCCGCTCGGGCCTTCGATCGATGCTTCCGCGGCTGCAATCATAGACGTGATGTCATCGTCGTCATCGTCGTGGAATACGCGCAGATGGCGCTTGGCCTCTGCGAGGGTCACGGCCGGTCCTGCCGGCGCAACCGTTCTGACCAGCCGTGTCCATTCGTTCATTTGCGTCGCCTTTTGGTGGCTGTCGCGAGTGCCGGCTGCACAACCGCTGCCTCTGGGCTGGGCACAGCGGCGGCTGTTTCTTCAACGGGCTCGCACTTGCGCTCCCATCCAGCGCCGACCTTCGCGGCAAAAACGTCGGCTTCGACGATCTGCCCCCAGCCGAAGGTGAAGCCATCTCCGGCGAGGCTTGATGTAACTCGTACGTTCATGAGGTGGTCGGGCGGCGCTCGGCCGCCCGCTCCCTGTTAGGATGCAGCGTGCTGCAGAACTTTGACTGCGCCGGCATCGAGCAGCTCGCCGTCGAGGCGAGTGAAACCGATGAAACCGGTCTGGTCGTAATCAGCATAGCGCTCGACGAGGCGGCGGATCGCGAACTCACGAACCATACGGACGACGTAGCGATTGAACGCGCCAAAGGCGACGGACTTGTTGGAGGCACCAATCGCCGCCATCGCCTGGTTGATGCTGTAGGGTTTGTCGAGAATGGTCGCCGGGGCGCCAGTCCGCACATCGGCAGGCTGCCAGATATAGTTTCCGGTGACCGTATCCTTGATCTTGCGCAGCGACTTGAGCGTGCCGTCGTTGAACATGAAGCGGACTGACGGATCGTCGCGGTATGCGGGATCGACCGCGTGGAACAGCTCGATCATGTCGTCGAAGGTGAGCGCAGCCGCTGCAGCAACGCCGGTCACAGCGGTGGCTGCCGTAATGATTCCGTTCGGCTTCGCCGAGCCGTCGCCGACCGTCAGGTGGCGGTTGCCGATGCGACCGATGCGCTCCGCCATTGCGGAACGTACGGTCCCTTCGACGTCGATAGCCGAATCCTGCAGAAGCTCTGCCGAGACCAGCACGACACCAGAGGTGTACTTGTAGGCCTCGAGCGTCTTCGTGCCGAATGCCACTTCCGTCTCGGTGACCTGCGTGTTTTCGCCGATAAGCGCGCCCTCGTTAGAGGTGTCGTCCATCGTCGGCCACGGGATCGAGTTGCCGGCGGTCGTGGTCAGCACGCGAGTGACGCCTGGATCCAGCATCGGACCCCAAGCCTTCAGCGACTTGACCAGTTCGGCCATGAAGCCTTCCGGCACAAGGTAGCCGCCCTTGGAGTCAGTGCCGACAGCCTGAGCGCGCATCTCGCGAACGATCTTCCGCTCCTCGGCCGGCATGTCTTCGAGGCCGTGACGGAGATAGCTCCGGAAGGCCGCTGCGCGGGCTTCGGCGGCGTTCTCCTGCCGACCACCCTGCACCGATCGATCTTCACCGTTCGGGCGGCGGTCGTCAGCGGCGTTCAGGTCGCGCTCACGGGCCTCCAGAGCCTCCTCGCGCTTGATGCGCGCTTCGAGGCGGTCGTATTCCGCCATGGCAGCATCATGCTGGGATTCGAGTTCGGCGACACGCACTTCTGCGGTGTCATCCTTAATGTCGGCCAGGAGGGCGCGAGCGTCAGCAACGAGTTTCTGCTGCTTTTCGCGCAGTTCAGTAATCTTGGACATAGAGTCTCCATACGAAAAGAGCCCGCGAAAGCGAGCGCAGTGGGATCAGTTTTTGGTGGGGTGACAGCGCTTGGTCAGCGCGTGCTGCGAACCCTGAGATCAAGGTCCATTTTCAGGCGGGCTCTATGGGCCGCCCTGCTTACCGGCGCTGCCGCCGGATCTGTGTTTTCTTCGTTGGAAGAACGGGCGTCCCGCCACTCTTGCAGCGAACGCTTTCCGAGCTCGGTATCATCGTAGGCTGGCCACGCGACCGCCGACACCTCGTAGAGTTCGACCTTGTGAATGGTGCGGATCGGCATCTCGCCAGTTTCGTCCCACTCATCATGTTTGACGGCAAAACCGAAGCTCATCCCAGAAATGTCACCCCGCTCAACAAGCGTCCAAAGGTCGTTGCCGTCGGTCGTATCTGGAACATCGACTTCCACGGCCAACCCACGGGAATCTTCTGACAAGCGGAGCGTGCCGCTCTTCGTGCGCCCAATGACCCGACCGGCATCGTGGTCGACTAGCGCTCTGACGTCGCCCGCGATCGCTTCGGCGAATGCCCCGGGCGCAATTCGCTCGATCCACCAGCCACCGATGTCGGCGCTGACGTCGAAGACAGCCGCATACCCAACCAGCGTGCGCTTTTCATCGGCGGCTCGCGTTTCAACGCCAAGGGTGCCGCCGCGTTTCTCGATCTTCGTCATGCGGCTTCCGCCTCGTCTTGTTTGTTGTCGTTGGCTGGCTGCTTCGCGACCATGCTTTGCATGCCCAGAGGAACAGTGGCGCCTTGGATATGAAGCTTTTCCGCCTCGCCGCCATGCTTCGGCCAGTTCTCCATCGCGCGCACCTCATCGGGTGTGTAAATGGCGTTCTGGATGCCCTTGGCGTAGCCTTCCATGCGGGTGCGGAACTCGCCGCGAAGCAATCCGTCGATATTAAATTCGCAGAACTTGGTGCGGTTACGCGGCGAAAACAGCTTAAGGTTTAACTCCTGCTCCCACGCCTTAACCCACTGAGAGATAAGGTGCTTGGTCAACGCGAGGTCCTGCTGCTCCGTGTTGCTGAACGTTCCGTGTGTTAGGTCCTGCAGGAAGACCGGTGGGAGGCCGTAAATACGTGCGATCTCCTCGATCTGCATCCGGCGGGACTCCACCATCTGCGATTTTTCCGGATCGACCCCCACGGCCTTCAATTCATGCCCTGTCGGCATGATCATGACGTTTCGACGCTCGGCGTTGGCGTCTCGGACGGCCTTCTCGACGTCTTGCGACGCCCTCGATGCGGCTGCTGGTGACGGCATCGGGCCATAGAGTGCAAGCGGAGGAACCCCGCCGTTCGCAAAGAATTTGCGAGCATACTCGTCGAGTGCAAGCGAAAGCCCGACAGCACCTCTCAGCTTCGTTACCGGATCGACGTGGGAGACGCCGTCCGGTTTAAGCATGAAAGTCAGGTCGAGGACTTCGTTGGCTGCATAGGTGACTTTCCGTCCACCGTCATCGTAGTGGTAAAGCTTCCGGCCGCTCTTGCGCTCAATCGTCAACTTGTCGGTGTCGAGGGGCCAGATGTTCATCACCCTACCGGCCTTGTTTCGTTCGATGAACGAAACACCGCGGCCACGCAGTAGAACATTGATCATCATGCCTTTACGCCACGCAAACGAGGTCAATTCCTCGTTCGGCGCGTCATGCAGGATGCCGTAGAGCGGGTCAGACTCGACGGTGTCGCGTCCGTTCTCCGACTTTCGAAATACCTGCAGAGGCAAGCTGGC